GCATGCCGTACGGTGCCTTACATGAACATCAATGGCTCTTGCATGGTGTTTGTAACTGCTACCTTATTTGGCAAACCAATGACCTGCCAGTTGCCAGTGATGGACTACAAAAACAAGGCTATCCAAGAGCCTGATGCTTTTGCTGTCAACACTGCCATCATGCGCTGCATGACCAAAGCACTGTCACTGCATGGTTTGGGTTTGTACATCTACGCTGGCGAAGACTTGCCAGAAGAGGGTGATGTACCAAGAAAAGGAAAAGGAGCAATAGTCACACCCCGTGGTGGCATTGGTGAAGATCTCCCACAAGATATTAAAGAATTCCTGACTGAATTGGCAGCAGGAGTAACAGAGTTAGTTGACCAGGGTAAGGCTAAAGAAGCTCTTGCACTGATTGACGAACAGGCATTGGAGGCTGATCAGCGTGTCTGGTTGGCTAACCAAATGTCTTCCACCGTGCGTTCTGCACTAAAGAAAATTAAAGAGGTAAATAATGGCTGAATTCGACAATACAAACCGTGGCTCGTTGTTCAAGAACGACAAGAAAACGGAAGAAAAACACCCCGACATGAGTGGTTCCATCAACATCGATGGCACTGAATACTGGATCTCTGGTTGGAAAAAGCAGAGCAAAGCAGGTACAGGCTTTATCAGTCTGTCAGTGCGTCCTAAAGAGCAGACACGGCAATCCAGCCAACCAACAAGCAAGTCCAAAGCTCAAGACTTTGACGACTTGGATTTCTAAGGAAAAGTAATGGGGGCACTTGTCGTAATACTTTGCGTAGTTGCATGGTTCAACCACATCTTCACATGCTTTAGCGATGGGTTGTGGGGGTTCTTGTTGGCAGGTGCTATCTTCTTTCCCATAGGAATACTCCACGGCTTCTGGCTGTGGTTTAGTTAGTTTTTGGCCGAAAGCGGATGCTGTGACCCGGCCACGGGTATGGCAGCGGCTAGTTAAGCCGTCCACAGACGCAGCCAGTAGGCCAACTTATTTAAAGGAATGTAATGAGCTTTTCAATGATAGAACTTGAAGTTATCAGATGGGGTGAGGCTCGTAAGATTGTTCAGCACAGCACCCCTTACGCTCAAGCTCTAAAGACTCTGGAAGAAGTTCAAGAGTTGCTTGATGCAATCCAAGCCAAAGACAGAGAGGCCATGATTGACGCATACGGCGATATTTTGGTTACCCTTGTCATGGGTTGTGCCACTGCTGATTTGGACCTTGTGAAGTGTTTTGAACACGCCTATGAGCAGATTAAAGATCGAACTGGAACACTTGGCAAAGATGGCATTTTTTACAAGGACAAGTAATGATTAACGAAATCCTTGATGAGCGAGGCAAGCGTTATGGCAAATTTGTTGATGTTGCCAAAGCCACCAATGACATTCAAGAGGCTGTATTTGACAACATGAGGATTGACAAATTGAAGTTGCTCAAACACGACCAATCACTTGCCATTGAAATGATCTGTCATAAGCTGGCAAGGATTGCTGTTGGTGATGCTGACTATCTAGACAACTGGATTGACATTGCTGGCTACGCTCAACTTGTTGCAGACCGTTTGCAAGGTAATGAGCGTTAAGTTATTCAGCTAGAAACAGAGCAATCTCAGCTTCCCGCCGTTTAACAAGTCCCGGCAGCACCTTGCCGCCTCCTTTAGTCCAAACTCGGAAGGCGTCAGCAGCACCCTCCCAATCGCCTCTATTAGCCCTCATACGGATGGTAGAGCGTTGGAGGTTGCCTAAACCAGCATTAAAGGCAAAGCTGACCAAAGCGTCAAAGCTGCCTTGACGGCCAACACAGCCGGGAACAAGTCGTAAAACACCACGTTCAAAAGAAGCGACATCTTTGCTGAAGAGATCATCAATTTCTTGCTTTGACCAGACACGGTTGTCCTCCGGCTTGAGTGGATACTTTCTGCGAAGCAAAACATTGGGGTTGTCAGGAGGTCTGATAACAGGCAAACGGATCTGCTCTTGGTACAAGACATGGCCGTAACCAATGGTCCAAATGTCTGCTGGGCAAAGGTAGGGTTTGTTTCTGAACCCCTCATACTTGTGCATGAGGTCCAGACCAGCCTTGCTTAACTTCACTTTTTAGCCCAGTTACGAGATCCAAACCAAAACCCAATGATGCCTCCAAGCATTGCCATCTCATCGCTTGAAAACACCAGTTCAGAATAACGAATGACATCATCAATGCTTTGAATCAAACCTGGGTGATGGTACATATACCAGCACATGAAGGCGTTGACCAACACCAACTCAATGACAAAGATATAGGTCACTGTAGGACGTACAGTCCCCACATAGTTAGCTACCCATTGGCTTGCCTTTTCAAGCACCTTCTCATCGTGTTTAAGAGCCGCCTCAGTCATCTGGGCCTCAGACTGCATGGCAACTTGTTCGGTGCGTATCTCTTCAACCCTTGCTTGAGCAGCAAACCCAGCAGCAGCCAAGGCCAATTCACGCTCTGTCTGAACACGGGCCAAGGCAAGCTCATGACGCTGATCGGCCTTGTTTTGAAAGTGTTCAAGAAGCTTTGGTAATCCAGAAATTAAAAGGCCCCCTAGGGTCGAAATGAGAGATAGCATTTATGCGCTCCTTGCGTCCATGACAAGATAGACCCCAAAGCCTACCAAAAGAAAAATCAGTATTACGCCACCAGTTACGATAAGAATTTCAACAAGTTCTTCACGCTCTTGCTTTGCCCTTAAAGCACGGTCACGAGCTAAATTCATGGCAATTTTGTCTTGCTTATTCATTTCAGCAACACGGACCATGATGGCGTTCCATACATCCATGTTGTTGGGGAAAAATAGTCCTTTGACTTGTTCCTCAAAGTCCTTCTGCCCTTTGAGGTCAAGCTCAATTTGAATGGCTTTGCCCATGTTGGAGCCACCACTGCTTTTAGCTTGGTCTAGTGCCTTGGTTACTTCATGCTTTTGCTCAAAGTACCTGCCCAACAAAGGGCCAAGACTTCGCACATCATCCATTGTCCCCGACACTTCTTTGATCATGGAAACTGTTTTTTGAACAGCCGCCATTGCTGTCAATGCAATTGTGATTGGATCCATCAGAAACCTCTTACTACAACAAGGGCGACCTGAAGGAGCCACCACACAACAACAATACCAATAGCCAATTTCACTTTCATGAAAATGCCCAAAGCATTATGCGTATGCAATGCAAAACAAATACCATTAGAAAGGCCGCAGCAATGAAGCTAACGGCCCACTCTTTCACTTGAAATGATCCTTGACTGTTTGCCAGTAAATAGCAGTAGCAACACACACACCACCAATGTATAGGATTGGCTTGGCAAGCTTACCTAGTGTTTCGAGGACCAGAAAAGCACCAGACGCTGCTTGAAATGCAGCAACAACACCTTGAGTATTCTGATCAATACGGTCCACCTTCTCTTCAACAAGAATAAGACGGGCATAAATTTCAGCATGAGAGACTTCTTGTTCCATGATTTATCTCTGATAAGCGGATGGAGGAGCGATACCACGACCAGCCCCAACTTTACGGACGTATTCCTGTTCTTGCCTTTGTTTGACAGCAAGGGGGGATTGAGCGTAGGGACTTCCTAGCAACATGGCTTGAGCCATGCTAGGAATAGTGCCAGAACCTTCACCAGCACCACCCATCATGAAGCCGGGAGGCAATACAGCCTCAAGCAAGTTAGCCCCGGCCATGCCACGTTGACCGGGTGTATCTGCCTTTGCAAGGTCACTGATAGCCATCAAAGCACCAACAGTACCTGCTACCCGTACAGGCTTTGTACCAGCAGAGGTTTTCTTGGTGACACCAGGAGTGATCTCGGCAGGTGGCAAACCAGCAGCCTTAGCTTCAGCACGAGTAGCCCTGCCCAACAAACGATTAATTTCTTTTGATTGCTCAATAGCCATCTCGTTTGTTAGCGGGAAAGGGCGTTCTGTATATGCTTTAAGGTATTCTTGTAGGCCAATATTTTGACGAGAAGTGTCAATGTATTGAGCATTTGGAACAAAGGCATAACCACGAGGAACGGCTTCCATTCCTGGATATTCAGGCTTGAACTTAGGCTCACCCTTTTTGTTCAAAGAAGCCTCTGGACCCATGCCAGCAAAGGCAGGTTTACCAGTACCAGTAAGCAGTTCTTGAGGAGGCGCAACAGGAGCCGGAGCAGCCGTAGGAGGTTTAGCCGCTTCAACAGGTTGAGCAGGTGCTTCTTGAATCAACTCTTTTACAGTGTCAGTAACGATACTGGTCACGGGAGAGTTGGGTTGAGCAGAAGGTGTTGGAGCAGGGGCATCAACAGGGGCTGCTGTGATCGGGGTAGACACAGGCATCTCAGGAGCAGGTGCAGGTGGGATAGCGCCAGCAGGAGCGGCAGGGGCTTTTAACTGTGCAGCACGAGCCTCAAGGTCTTGAGGTGTCAGGTTAGTCTGTTGTGGCGGTGATGGCTGAACAGGCTGAAGTGGCTGTTGTGCAACAGGATCCAATGTTGGGTCAATTCTTGGGCCGGGAGGTGGGGAGGTGTCTTGACCACCACCAATCAGGCGACTAGCGCCATAGATGCCAGCACCAATAGCTGCCAAGCCAGCAGGAAGATGCCACCAATCGTTGCCAAGACGTTCTTGGATTTGATCTAACGAGCCAAGCTTAAATCCACCCGCATCTTTTTCAAATGGGTCAGACTTTTCTGATGGGCTTGTTTGAAACTTGATCTCGTTTTCAATTTCAGAGTCAGAAATGCCAGCAGCTTTTGCCGCCTTGCGATATCCCTCAACATCAAATGCTGCCATTATTTTCTCCCGCCAAATTGAGTTGCCAAATCACGAGCTGATGGCGTTTTCCGTTCAGGTTTGACTTCAGGATTCTTGATAGAACGATTACGAATAGACTTAGGCTCTTCTTTAGGTGCAGGGCCAATACCAAGGCCAATACCAAAGTCAGCAGGAGTTTCGCCTGTTGCTGGACGGCTTTGTGCGGGTCTACGCAAGATCTCACGGTTCATATCTGCAAACTGCTGACGCAAATCACGGAACCCTTGTGTACGAGCAAACGCACTTTCAAGTTCACCAGCGCTAGGAACTTGTGATTTGTCCTTAAATTTGGCAAGCTGCTCTTTACGCCATGTCGCAAATGCTTGTGTGGCTTGTTGATTGAATTCACCAATCAATGCAGATGCTTCACCACGCACAAATTCATCGCCAAGTTGATAAGTTTTAGGGTTGATCAGAAAAGGCAAAGTGCCATGTTTGGCAGACAGTTCAAGCTGCGTTCTTTCAGCCGCTTGCTGTAGGTCAAGGATTCGACCAATGTTTTTCATCTCTGCTTCAGACAATCCTTTAAACACTTCAGAGCGAATGAAGTCATCTTTGGATTGCGTAAAGTTTCTGTCAAACTGAGTTCCGCTTGTCAGAGTGTTTTGAGCTTGATCAAGATCAGACTTTGTAACTGCTTCACCTGATTTCTTGGTCACAGTTCCATCAGCACGAATCATCATTCCAAGCTGGTCAAGAGTAGCGCCCAAGTATTTTTGCTGTGCTTCAGACAAGGAGACATTCTTGTTGTCCACTTTTTGACGCAAAGCATTTAAACCCTCGGATACTGTTTGAGAATATCCAAGAGTTCTGTTGGTAAAAGCACCAATGGCTTTACGCTGTTCTGCACTCAAATCAGCGCCAGCAAGGTTTTGCAGACGTTGACGCATTTCGCCATACAACTCTTTAAGCTCAGGAGCCTTGGCTTCATAAGCAGAGGTGGCTGCATTTGCTGCATTAAAAGCCTGAGTGTTGAATTGAGCTTCTTGCACCCTTGTTTTGTAACCAATGGCTTCTTGCAAAGATGGAACAAAACCACCTCGGGCAGCAACTTGTTCACGGGTCAATGGTTGACCAGTGTTGGCATCGACAGCTTTTAAAGTTGTACCCAGTTCATTCTTTGTTTTTTCAATTGGGTTGCCTTGATTGTCGTAAACAATCTCTTTCTTTTCAGTGCCACCAGTGACAAACAAACGCCAGTTGGGATTGCCAATTAGCATCTCAACAAACGCCCTCATCTTTTGAGGTTTGTCAGCCATGTAATCAAGAGTTTTAGCGGTGGCAATGTTGCCTTCTGGAGTTCCAGGGCCACCCTTGTCCATTACAGGCTTAATGTCTTTTTCAAAGTCGGCCAAGTTTCTCTGCATGATGTCAGCGGAGCGCTTAACAACAGGCTCAAGCTCAGTGCCCTTGACTCGGCTTGTCAAAGAATACATGGAGGCAGGATCACCCTTGGATGCAGCATTCTCATACATAGATGCAACATCAAAAGTTTCTGGTGTAACTGGAGCAACCGCACCACCAACTGGCACTGGATTGTTTACGTCAGGAGGCGCTACTGGAGCAGCCATTTCTGGCGTTTGCATTGGTACTGGAGTCATTTTTTAAGTCCCCAAAAATTATCAACTTTCCCATCGCCATCAAGATCAATATTTTGTGCTGGCATCATGGGGGAGCCAATTTGAGGCAATGTCAAAGTTGGCAATTTAAAAGATCCTGGTGCAATTCCAACTCCACTGGCATTTGGATTGATGCCAACAGGAGGAGCAACAGGTGCAGAGATGCCTTGACCCAATGCAGGAACAGCGCCAGGTTGCTCTGGAGCTTGTCCACCACCAGCCATAGCAATCCCTAGCAAATTAAGCAAGGGGCTTTGACCGCCTTTAAGAGTCTGAGTTAAAGATGGCAAACTCTGCCAATTCATAAACTCCGTGCCTAAATGGGCAAAAGGATCTTTTGTAGCCATGATGTTGCCTTACAAACGAATGCCTGAACTCTTGCCACGAGACTCGGAACCTTGAGTGCCTGTAAAGCTTGGGGTTGTAGATGCCTGTGGTGTACCGTAAACAACAGAAGCGTATTTTGAAAAAAGGTCCAATGGAGTCTGGGCAATGTTAATGCGCCCCGTTTGAGACTGTAAAGCCTGTGGAAGCAATGAAGCACCTTGGCCCATAAGGTCACGAGCGGCAGCAGCCTTATTAGCCTGAACCTTGGCCTGTGCATCAGCAGCAGCAGTAGCCTGACGTTGTTCGCCAAGCTGCATCAGGTTGGTGTTTGCCAAAGCTTGACGAGATGAACCCAAGCCACCAGCAGCACCAAACATAGCGTTTTGACCGCCAAATTGCTCACGCATGGCTTCACGGCCAGTTTGCAAAGCAGCTTGGATCTGACCTTTTTCGTAGTTCGGATCAAACAAAGAGGCCAACCCAGCCATGCCCGTAGTCAGGCCAGCAGTGCCCATTTTTTGTTGAGTGTCCCCAATCTGACCCGCAGTAGTAAAAGCTTTACTACCAGCTTCAGAAACATATGGGTTGGAAATATCCAAAGCTTCCCTAGCGCCACCAATTGTCTTTTCGTATTCGGGAAGTGCTGTCTTTGTTAAAAAGCCAGTTTGAGCGCGTAAAAGCTCTTTTTGCTCTTCCGTTACAACTGGTGCTGAAGATGAACTACCTTTTCCAAATCCCATGATTAAGCTCCTTTGCCTTTGCCAGCTTGGGGCTGTGGCAGTTGTTGCTGATTATCCCCTAAACCGACAGTATTTGAATACTGATTTGGCATTCCCATCATGGGTTGACCATTCTGAGAGGGGAGGGTGATCTTTTGACCAGACAAAGAATCTTGCTGTGGTTCGGGAAAATACCCCCCTTTCCCACTAGAAGGTTGTGTTGACTGTGCAACGCTTGCTGTTGGTATACCCATAATTTACCCCTGATCTCTTGCTGTGGCTGTTTCAATGTACAAAGAATACAAAATTTGGTACAGCTTTTCTTGAGACACAGACTCACCAGTTGGCAGGTTTGTGGCAGGGTCAAGCAGTGCAATCATTTTGCTAGGATCGTATTTTGTCTGGCAAGCACCACTGTCAAACGTCAAAACCTCAGTTTGAGTCTGAAATGCTGTTTCTTCAAAAAAGATACAGTTTGGGCCAACAGGCTGGTTGGTCACCAAGTCAATCGGACCTTTTCCCGGTAAAGGGTTGTTAATCTGGACTTGACGGCATCTTGTCCAAGTTGTCCCGGTGATGTTGCTCTCGTTGTAATTCATGCTATTCCTTAGATATAGATTGGGATGTAACCAGTTACACCACTAACATTGATTTGCAAGTATCGGACTTGGTTGTTGACCAGGGTTACTGGCGGGAAGGCTGTAGGCAAGGTTCCGCCAGACCCGTTATTAACATAAGCAACAGCTTGCGCTCCACCAAAATAACCAGCATTCAGGTTTGAAACCAAGTTGGTGTTATTGATGGTCATATTGCCATCAACTTTCAAAGCAGTTCCTGTTGCACAGTTTGCCCAAACACCACCACCACTGCTACCGTTAAAGAAGTAACCAGTGAAGTTGGTTGATGAAATGTTGCTGCCGACAACGGCATTGCCAGTAGATGAGCTTCCTTCTACACCAGTACCAGAACCACCAGACGTTCCAGTTACCCCTTTGCCGTTACCAAAGTTTGTTCCTGTAACAGCAGTGCCAGGAGATGAAGCATAGGCAACAACCCCGTTTGGAGCAGACAAAGACGAGTTAAAGTGACCTGAAGCAGCATTGGAAAGAACGGTGAAGTTGCCAGTAACCACTGCATAACCAGCAATGTTTATGTTGGCAGTACCAGTAATATTCCCGGCAGTAACTGTACCCAAGTTGGCACTGATTGCACTTAGCTGACCAACTTTCAACGTACTGAGATAAGGCACGTTCCAAGTCGTCAGGTTGGTCCCAGCATCATAAATGCCGTCTGACTGATAAACAGACTCGCCAGCAGTAATTGTTGGAGATGTTGCAACCCATGTTTCATTGCCACCCCATGTATTAAACGGCGGGAACGAAAGGTTTCCAGAGGTTGTAAATGTTGTTGGCGTTGGGCTTAGACTTGTTGAGGTTGTCTTGGCATAACAAATGCGGCTTGAATTACCTTCTTGTCCAGCAATGCCAGAAACGGACAAAACAGATGATGACCAATTAAAATTAGTTGTTGTGGCAAGCACCGAATCAAGAACAATAATAGTTGCCGTATACAAGCTATTACCAGAGCCTGGGGATGAGCCGGGAGAAATTGTCCAGCCTACTGGTGTAAAGCTCCATGTCCTTGTAGACCATGTGTACGTTGATGCTCCCGTTGGAACAGGAGGGGCAGACGTAGCCCATTGGTAGATTATTAAGGTATCTGCCTTAGAGCCAGTGACAGTCGTAATGATGTCTAGATCAATTGCTGGACCAGCCTCTTGAACAAAAGTAGCTCCAGGGGATGTTGTGTCAACAATGATGTTTACTTGACGGCCACCGTTTGTTTCATAGAACAGAAACTTGGTTGTGCCAAAACCACCCGCAACTTGCTTCCAAATGTAGTCTGCTGGGTTTGTAGACTCAACCGTATCGTTGGTATTACGCAGACCAAAGTACAGACGGCCAGTTGGGCTGTTGCTGAAGTTCAAAGCACCATCAGCACTGTCAGCATATTTGACAGACAAATACTTGTATAGGTAAGCAATGACGTTACCTGTCGGACCTTTAACCTCACCAGTGTTTGGGTCGGCAGAAAGGTTTGCTCCAAAGTTTCCAAGCAAATAGTTAATTGCCTCAGAAAGCTCTGAGACACTTGGATTTGAATCAAGAGCAAATGGCATTAGAAGGCATCCTCAACGATGGTTGCTTGCCAGTTCAAAGCAGTCAGGTTCCAAGCGTGAGTAGCATCGTTTGACTCCACCTTGACCGACAAAGTACGAACAGCATTTTGTTGAGTTGTTACCCAGGGGCTGTTTGTATCAATGTTGGTTACTCCTGTCTGACCGTATGTCGGTGCTTGAGCAGTGGAGTTAGCGCCACCTACAGCAATGTTGATAGAACCAGTACCAGCAATTTCAGGCAACGCCCTGTGTGTGTAAATCTTGGAGCTATAAGGAACTGGGCCTTTGTCTGTCTGCAAAACAATGTTGTTACGCTCAAACAAGGCAGGAATTGCTGCTGAGTTGATAAACGAGTTGCCTACGTTTGTCTGTACAAGCTTTTGGTTGGTTACACCACCACGGGCATAGGTCACCAGACGAGAAGCTTTCTTAAACGTACCAGAAATGAACTGGGGGCCTTCAGCACCCATGCAAGCATTGGCAATGTCTTTAGGAGCATTCCATACTTGAATGTCATAACGGTACGACAACATCTTGTTGCAGTAACCAGTAGAAGTCAGATCAGGATAGTAAATCTCAATCTGGTTCTTCTGCGTGTTGTTGACCATAAAAATGCGGTCAGAATAAACCGTACTCAGGTTACTGTAGAAGTAGTTCTTGACCTTTTGGTTACCCAAGGATTGGAAGTTTGCACCGTCAAACACCCAGATGTCACGAGCATCTACACCGTAAACACTTGAATCAGCATTTGACCAGCAGTTGTTGTTGATCAACCCACGACCTTGGTTGAACAGGCGAACACCGAACACTGGTGCTGTAGAGTTTTGATAGTTGATGGGAGAGAAAACAACAGTGTCCCAATAGGAGCATGCGTAAAAGCTTCCACCAAAAACAAACCCGTCAACCAATGGACCACGAACAGGAACTTCTTGTTCGTTAGCCACGTTAGACAAGGTTGGCTCCCAGGTATCAGGGTAGCCTGTTTGAGCAAAAGCCTGTGACCAACGAACAGTTGTTGGGTAGTTGTTGACCACACCACCAATGATCTTGGTAATGTTGCCAGCAACCAAAATATTGCCTACGTTTGGAGAGCAGAAGTTTCTGACAAACTCAGCAGTCGTCTTGGTAACGCCTGTCTCATAATTCCAACTGGCATCTGTGGCAATACTGATCTCGTTTGCTGTTGGCAAGAAATACATTGGGTTGGTCAATGTATCGTTGATGAAGAAAATGCCGCCAACAACAGACACTGTAATGTTGAGATCAGCAGTGTAGCCAGTAAGGAAAACACTGGGGTTTGCACCAACACCTGGGGTAATGTTACTGATACCCGCAGAGGTAAGCATGTACCAACGGCCCTGACTAGAAGAGTTTCTAGTAGCGACAATGTAAACCCACTGGGTTTCCGAACGATACCCACCTTCCATGAAGATAGGCTCGTTTGGAATAACGCTCAAAATCTCTTCTTCACCAAAGATCTTTTTGATGCCACGAACATTGGCCTCTACATTACGCCCGTTGTTGTATTCATTTGGACCAAGAGCATTACTCGGAACATCTGGAGTAAATGACATGTTGGTAAATGGGGTCCTCAGACGAATGTAATCAGACATGATGATCCAGTTTTAAGTTATTCTGGGATTGTAGGCAAGTCAACAACCCAAGGGAACCCCGCTTGTGAACTAATATCACGCAAGGCTTGGCGATATGTAGCCCATGCAGCTTTGTCCACTGGTGCGTCTGCCACTTGCGTCCAATCAGATGCTTCCAATTTGGCATTGCGTTCTGCACGAACAGCATCAGCTTTGGCGTTATCACGGCTTGCCACTTCTTCAGCAGTCAAGTCACGCACAACCCAAGATTGTGTCCATCGGTCATCAGCAAATACTGGTGTGCCTTCTTCCAAAATTTGAGTGGCTGTGATTGCCGGAGGTGTGGAGAAGAACACACGTTGCACACCATATGAGGCCAGCATCTCATCGTTGGCTTCAGCCGGAAAGCTGGTCAATGGGTTTGCAGCCTTCAGTTGTCCAAGGCCATAGGGGTACTGTTTAACAGCCCCGTTTTCGATGAGTGCGTGCATGGTTTACCCCACTTGGCGTTTGATGACGTTGAGCATGATCTGAGCCTTCTTCTGCTCCAGCTTTTCGCTGGTTAACAGTGTACGCAATTGATCGGTGAATGCCGACAGTTCAGCACGTTCGTCTGGTGGCAAATTGCCAATTTCTTCCAGCGCAATAGCGTAGTTGTCGATGTTGATTTGGTAGTGCATGACCTCTTGGATTCGTGCGTCCAAAGATGCAGCCAAGATTTCTTCGCGTGTTTGTGGTGTAGTTTCTTTTTCCATGATTTTCCTGTTAGTTGATGATTTGACCGAAGGCTACGCCTCTGCTGTTAGTGTTTGGAACTGTTGTTGGATCAGTGTATTTAGCCCCAAAGCCTGAACCCGACCACTGATGAACAGTAATGTAGGGGGTAACAGAATGGCCTACGGCAATTGCATTGCTGTTCGCATTGAATGCTACGCTGTTAGTCGCAGTACCCGCCAAAGTTGGTGATGGGTCAGCATACTTAGTACCAAATCCAGAGCCACTCCAAGGATAAGCGGTAATGTAAGGCGTTGTGGAATAAGTTACTGCAATTGATGCACCATTAGGGCTAAAAGCAACGCTAGTACCATTGGATAAAGGCAAAGTTGCAGGGTCAGCATACTTAGTACCAAATCCAGAACCAGACCAAGGATAAACACTTATAAATGGGCTTAAATTATGAGAAACCGCAATAACTGAACTATCAGGACTAAATGCAACATTGCTTCCTGTGGATGTGGGCAGTGTGGCGGGGTTGGCATACTTAGTTCCAAAACCAGAACCACTCCAAGGGTAAGCCGTAATAAATGGGGTTGTGGCGTGAGAAACAGCAATTGCAGAATTGTCAGGACTAAACGCAACGCCAGCGCCAGTACTTGCTGGCAAAGTGGATGGATTGGCGTATTTAGTTCCAAACCCTGATCCACTCCACGGGTATGCAGTAACAAATGGGGTGATGCTGTGCGCCACAGCAATAGCAGACCCATTACGGCTAAAAGCTACTGCTTGACCAGTGCCTGTTGGCAAGGTTGCAGGGTCAGCAAACTTAGTGCCAAAACCAGCGCCCGACCAAGGGTAGGCAGTTATAAACGGTGTTGTGTTGTGGGCAACAGCAATTGCTGAACTGTCAGGGCTGAATGCAACCTCATTACAACTACTTGCTGGAATTGTTGCGGGGCTGGTGTATATGGTTGTAAACCCGTTGATGCCCCAAGGATAAACCTGAATAAACGGAGTCGCATCACTAGTAGCAGCAAGAAACTCTTGATACACAGGATTGCCTACCGTAGACCAAGCACAACTTAATCCATTTCCAGAAGGCAAAATTGTTGGATTGGCGTATTTAACTCCAAATCCAGAGACAGACCAAGGGTAAGCAGTAACACCGGGGTTGCTATTATGAGCCACAGCAAGAGCAGCACCATCAGGAGAAAAAGCAATGCCGTTTGCTGTAGTCGGCGGTAGCGTTGATGGATCAGCGTACTTAGTGCCAAATCCTGAACCCGACCACGGGTAAGCGGTCACAAAAGGTGTAATTGAATGAGCTAAAGCAATAGCAGTCCCGTTGGGGTTAAATGCAATTCCATTTCCCGTTCCTGTTGGTAATGTTGAAGGGTCAGCGTACTTTGTCCCAAAGCCTGATCCAGACCAAGCATATGCCGCAACAAAAGGAGTTGCGTTGCTACCCATAGCAATTGCGGAACTATCTGGACTAAAAGCAACACTTAAACAAGTGTTGGGGGGCAAGGTTGCTGGATTAGCATATTTAGTACCAAAACCAGAGCCTGACCAAGGATATGCTGATACAAAAGGAGTTGTGTTGTGTGCTACAGCAATTGATGCGCCGTTAGGGCTAAAAGCCACTTCTTGACCTGTGCCTGTTGGCAAAGTTGCAGGGTCAGCAAACTTAGTGCCAAAGCCACTGCCTGACCAAGGATAAGAGGTAATAAATGGCGTTGTTGCGTGCGATACCGCAATAGCTGAATTGTCTGGGCTAAAAGCAACGCCATTACCAGTTGAGGTTGGTAAAGTTGCGGGGTTGGCGTATTTAGTTCCAAAACCTGTTGCAGACCACGGGTAAGCGGTCACAAATGGCGTTGTCGTATGCGCTACCGCAATTGCAGAACCATTTGGGGTGAATGCAACATTGTTTCCAGAACCTGTTGGAAATGTTGCAGGATTGGTGTATTGACCACGAAAACCGCTATTCCCCCAAGAATAGACGTTAATAAAAGGCGATCCGCTGTGACCAACAGCCAATGCCCTTGGCGCTGCAGAACCCGTCACTCCAGAAGTATTTGAACTGAACATCAGTACCCCTTAAACGGTGTAGCTCTGGCCAGCATTTGAGCCGTACCAGTTCGTGCCATCAGCCGTAAAGACGTACTTGTCTTGGCGCAAGGCTGTGCTGGTGATGGTTGGGGCTGTACCACCGGGCCACCTTACGTTTGCGGGCCAAGTCGCTGTGCGTGAGCCTGTTGCATCTTGACGCAAGAACAATGTAAAACTTTCGCCAGTAGTAGCTGTTGGGAATGTGAATGTGCAATTACCTGTCAGCGTCAGAATCTGGAGGGTTCCAGTTGCTGTATTGATGGTGTATGTTGTGCCTGTGTTTGCAGTGACAACACCTTCTTTGTAGTCACCTACCAAGTCAAACTTGGCTACAGGAGACGCAGTGCCAATCCCTAAATTTCCACTTGCATCCAGCGTCATGCGCTGTAAAGAATTAGTAAAAAATCTAAATGGCTGATTTTCAAGAACCTGAACCGAACCACCAGTGGCATCTATACCAATGACCATGCCGCCAGAATCAAGCGATTGTCCTGATTTGGCAATTGAAATATATGTCTGAGAAACATCGCTTTTAACACCAAACTTATACCCAAATGTTGGACTTGCGTAAGTTTGAGATGTTGCGCCAATAAGCAAGTTTCCATCACTGGTAAGCCTAGCAGTTTCAACACCACCTTCAGCAAAAGCAATGGTGTCAGCATTAGGGAAAAAGATGCCCGTGTTGTTATCGCCTACGTTGGTGATAGAAGGCGCTGCGGCTGTACCGTCAACAAACTCAACAGTTTTGTTTGTCAGGGTCTCAGTGCCTGTTAATGTGGCAATACCAGCAGCAGCAAAAGACGTTGCACCTGTACCGCCATTAGCAACTGCAACAGTGCCAGAAATGATAGAAGCAGGGACGTTAAGTGGTGTTGTTTGTCTAACGTAAATTCTTCCAGTAGAAGAGTTTACAAAAGACACGACACCTACTTGAACAGTAATTCCAGTAGGAGGAACTGTGTTCATCAATTGACCAGCAGAAAAAGGGCTTAGATAAAGCACCTGACCAACTGTGAACGTCCCTGTATTTACATTGTCAATACCGCCTTGTGACGTTACATAACCAATTGCCCCGTTAGCAATTGCCCCATTGGTTAAACCAATTACAGAAGATGTGGCAGGAACATCAGCCCTAGCCAATGCAATGTTGGGATATGTTTGACCGCTTGATGTGCCAGTAATGTAAACAGGAGATCCATTTGCAATGGTTGACCCCGTGTTGTTAATCACTTTAATTTGCAGGTCCTGACCAATATGCACTGGATCAGTTGGCGAATCATTGAAATACGTTAAAGCATGTGCAGCAGAGTCGTACCACACACGGCCTTCAGAATAAGCTGGGGCAGCAATTCCTGTCCAATCTTCATACGAGGCTTGAACTGGTGTTGTCAACGTAGGGGTTGTTGACAATACGTTTGCACCAGTACCTGTGGATGTGGTGACGCCTGTACCGCCGTTGGTGACCGCCAAAGTACCTGCAAGGGTAATTGTTCCTGCTGAAGTAACTGGACCGCCAGACGTTGTTAAGCCAGTTGTGCCGCCAGATACATCTACAGACGTTACCGAACCTGCACCTGTGCCGTTTGCGCCTTTTTCTGCCAACAAATTCCAGAAGCTTGCGTTTGGTGGAGCTTGATTGGTACTTGAGGCAATAGCGTAATACGATGAACCCAAGTAGGCCACAGCATCACGAATTGCGTATGTTGTTGCACCACTCCATGTACCAAGCCAGTTAACACCTGGGATACCAGCAGCACCAGTAGGCCCTGTAGGGCCAACATCGCCACGAGGAATTGCAAAATCAAAAACTGCGGCGCTAGATGTGCCGACATTGGTAACAGATGCGGAAGTTCCCGGCGCTCCTGTAGAGGTTGTCCCAGCAGCAATAGTTGCAGCAGTGCCTGTAGCGCCAGTTGCCCCCGTAGCGCCAGTTGGGCCTGTTGGTCCAACATCTCCACGAGGAATTGTGAAGTTAAATATGGCAGCGTTTGATGTGCCAGCGTTAACAACATCAGCAGATGTACCGGGAGCGCCAGTGGTGGTTGTTCCGGCAGCAATCGTAGCCGCTGTACCGGGAGATCCAGTTGCTCCTGTAGCCCCTTGAGGAACCCCAAAGTTAAATACAGCAGCGCTAGACGTTCCAGAGTTTGCTACTGTTGCAGGAGAGCCTGGAGAAAGGGTGGTTGTGGTTCCTACTGCAATTGTTGCTGCTGAACCGGGAACGCCTTGCTGAACCCAAGGAGCCGGAGCCGTCCAAACCAGTGGTGTTGACAACCGTGAGTTAACAATCGCAATTGAGGCCCAAACAGTATTTGTGGGGGCTGTTGGGGGAGCAGTTGTCCAACCAGTAGGTGCTATACCTGTGTTTTCTTGGAAATCCCAAGAGCCGCCTGATGGAGTTGCTGGTGCAGTTGCTGATTGTTGGAAAACAAACCATTCAAAGTATGTGCCACCAAAAACCGTGGTGTTGCCATAAAGACCTGTTGTCATCATTTACCTCACTTGAAGGAGTATCTGTAAGTACGAGGCTGGAATTCGGAGGTTAAGTGTTGGTCACCGCCTCTCCACTTGCCTTTGTAGTTCTGATCTTCAATCAGACCATACGAATCATCAAACCTGCTTGTCCATTTCTGGGCTTCTTCTACGTTCTTGTTCTTGTCGTAATAAGCCCACAATGTGCCATACATATACCCTTCAGGGAATGACGACAAGATGCCGTTATTTTGGACAACAGGGTCCAAAGGATCGCCAGTGGGGGTAAAAAGGAATGGGAATGTCTTTTGGTAGTACGCCTTGATGATGACGTTCTCACCAGGGTTTGGTGTAAACACATAGTTAGGGCCGACTTCAGAGAAAGAAGCTCGGATAACCCGTGGGACACCAAAAGGGCGAATGTACAACTGGTCAATCATCCTACGGCGAATGATCTCTCGGTCACCAACCCTGTCATACACAATCCAAGGGCCTAGGTTAGTGCCTTCATACTCTTGGTTGCTTGGCTGGCTTTCTTGGAAGAACAGAATGGGAAAGCACATATCCGCAGGGATTGGGGCCATGCCTTTGGCATCTGTAATCAGTACTGTGGGGTCTGCATCGCTGTATGGGTTAGAGCGCAAAGCAGGAAGCTCAATCGTTCGCATCTTGAGTTCAGCCATCTGAATGCAGGACTGAATCTCCAATGAAGAAGCCGTTGGGATCTTCATAATTGCTGTCGGCAATATGGCGCTAGGCCATACGTCATCAGGGTCATCTACCGTAATGGTTGTGGAACTTACGCCAATAACCACCGTAAACGAGCCAACAAGGCTTGGGCCAATGAAATCACCAACTGAGACAACGCTAGTTGGGTTTGCAGAACAAGTAATAACACCAGTGCCTTCGTTGAACGCAGTAGCGTTGATGGCAATGCTGTTGGGTATGGCCCCTACCCATTGCGCTACACGGCTGACCAGCGAATTGGCAGACTGAATGAAAAGGGCCATATCACTTCCTTACTTGGTCGGTATTGATGGATTATACGGAATGGGGATCTTTCCGCTAGGGTGGCAAACGAAATCTGAGTAGTACTCGTTGACGATTGCGTAGAACAAAATCTTGTCCTTTTTCTCTTGCTTAATCAACTCCCAGGGGCGGTTGTTAAACCATTTGGAACTAATCTCGTGAGCGAAGCATTTGGGCAATTGCATCATGTGAGCAGTGCCAGCAAAGAAAGGGTTATCAGTACCGTGAACCTTATAAAACTCACGTTGCTGTTTGCAAAATTCTCGGACATTCTCTACGTTCTTTTGCTCGTATTGAACGTATCTGTTGCCGTCAATAGCACCGACTTTATAGTCAATGTTGTCGGTCTTAAAGGTTTGCGACCAAGTGCCAGACTTGACCTCGTTAAACAGCTTGTCGTTATGACGGAATACACCGTCAACGCCAGCCTCAAGAATACCCTTTGAATAGTATTCTTCGTTGATCTTTACTTCGTCATCTGTCATTGCTTTCTCCATGCTTTACCAAAGGAACCCCTTTCGGAGTCCCTTCAGAAAAGCCCCGGAGGGCTTTAATTAGGCCAAGTAACGCTGGACTTGTGCGGAAGGACGGGGAGCCGTCACGGCAGCACCAGTTGGGCTGATGTTAGCCAACACAGCAACACCTGCTGGGTTACGCACAATCAGTGTACCTTCCATGATGTACTGGTCCAAGGAAGCGTCAGCAGAACTGAACACTTCGTTGTTTGGACCGAGTTCACGCAAGCTACCCCACTGGATAACGTCAGGATTCAGGAACAGAGCAGATGTGTTGTCTGCGCCTGTGGAGTCCATAACCCAAGAGTCATCGATCTGGTAGGTGTAGTTGAAGTCACCTTCGTAAGTACCAATCGTGTCGCCCTTGTCAGCAGGGTTGAAACGGTTGATCGAACGGCTGGTAGGCATCATGTCCGAGATGTGTGTACGCATGGAAGTGGGGACAACCATGTTCGTAATCTTGGCGTTGAAGCGCTGTTCAGCAGTGGTCACCAGTTGCTTGTACAGGAATGGGCTGAATTGCTGCAGCGTCACGCCAGACGAGAAAGTGAAGTAACCCAAGCCAGCATTGGACAACAAACCGTTAAAAGGCTGGTTGGTTGCAGTGGCAGAAGTCACATCGTTACCATCGCTGGTAGCCAGGTTCAGCACAGCAGTGCCGTCTGTCTCGTTGCCGGAACGTGTGCCAGCGAACGAATACAGGGAACCAAAACGGCGACCGTTGTTTGGCGATGCACCTTGAGTAGCAGCTTGGCCGCTGTACTTGATAGAAGCGCCATCGGCACGAACCATCTGAAGTTCAACGTCAAACATGATTTCAGTCAATTGCTTGACTTCTTGGTAGGCTTGTGGATCGCCACCAGCTTGCTCAACAGCACGGGCAGTACCTGTAGCACCAATGACGGTGGTAAAGATCTGTGTGTAGTTACCGCAGTTAGCACGGGTGTTGTCAGCAGCTTGGGAAGCTTGGACAGCAGCGCCTTCCAGCTTGGCGTTCAAGGCTGGGGTGCGATAGAAGTCAACAGGCCAGATGTGCAGAGTCGAATTGACTTTGCGCTTCTTGGACATAGCCATGTTGGTCAGGGGGGTACGGTCTTTAACATAGTTAGAGACAGTCATGTCGAGGTCTTTGACCACGATGTCGGTGGTATACGAGCCGTTGCCGTTACCAAGGTTTGCAGAGGTGATGGTAGCCATTTGAAACTCCTGTTTAACGCTTGCGTTTATTTGCTGCAAGCATGGTTGCTAAAAGATCGCGTGCTGCATTCTTATCGCCGGACTTAGCTTGCTTTTGAAGTTTTTCCATCTCATTATCTGGAGCGGTTTTGGCCTTTGCAACTGGACGACTAGCAGCAGCTAGAGATCCACCAGCATTTTTGACCTTAGGTCCTTCTCGGAACTTCATACCATCCCGAATCAGACCCAGCAGATATTCATCACTGGAAACCAAATCAATGTTTGGCACACCGGGGACAAACGTACTGCTTGCACCTTTCCAATCCTTACTGAGCTTCTCACGAATCTCACCAAAGACGGCCTTGTTGCTCAACTCTTTGTCAGTAAAGGACTGTCTGGCTTTCTCCAAGGTTTCTTGGACCATTGCAGTACGATGCTGATAAAACTGCTCAACTTTAGGCCGATTCGCCTTAATGAACTGCGACTTCTCTTCAATCAATTGAGCGTTTTGACGCATTGCTGCTTCAGCACGGCTCTTTTCTGTCGGATCAGTAGCGTTTTGATAGATTTGCGCCCATTGCTGGTTATATTCTTGGATCGTAATCAACTCATCAGCAGCAGATTGCAACTGAGGAACGATTGTCAATTCCAAGCCTATTTGCAAGCCATCAAGTTCACTCTTGCGCTTCGATTCATATTCTTCAAAATCTGCTTTTTCAGCTTTAAGCTTACGAGCATTTTCATGGATAGCACTACCTTGACCCAGAATAGAAGCTGCCCGTTCTGCCGTTAACTCCACAAAGCCGCCTTCTGCGTCTTTATTCGGAATCTTCAACATTACAGACGGATTCTCTTTCGCAAACTCAAGGAAATCGACTGCTTCGTTTACTCCATCGGAGGACTCGGCTTCAACTTCTGACTCTGCGGCATCCGACTCAATTGAACTGCCATCTTCAGGTTCGACCCCTTCAACAGGAGCCGCCTCCGGGGATTGGGCTTGCGCCTTTTCTTGTCCGGCTGGTGGTGGAGAACTGCCATCGGGTTGCGGATTGTTACGCTTGTTAGCGGCAATCATTGCAGCGATAGCATCGGCGGGATTCGCCACACCAGTTTGCTCAGGGGCGGTCACTTGCGTGATTACGTCTGACATAGTTTACTCTCTTTGGTTAAGTGTTAGATTTCTGAGCCACTTTTCCAAGATATTCGGTTTTCTCAATGAAACCAATGAAATCTCGTACTCCAGCAACATTAAATGCATTCTCAATGCGTTCTGGATCGGTTCGACAATCTTCTAACCGCTCCAGTAAGTTAAACCTGTAAAGGTTGAACAACAGTGCAAAATCCTCATTCTTGATGAGGCGGGAAGCGCACTCCCCGTTTTCAATAGCTAAAGTTTTTCGATGTACATCGGCTCCTTTACTTGAGTCTACGGATTTTGTCCGTTTGTTGAAATATTCTCTAATTCTATATACCAAGCTTTTCATTGCAATCCTTTAATCAACTTGAACTGAGTGCAGCTTTCCTCGTTTAGCAGCCAAAGCCTCAAACATGTTGTCTGTATCGATGTCTTCAGCCTTCTTCTGAGTAAACGCAGTGTTTGCCATTGTGTCTTCAATCTTGGCCTTGTTAAGGTCAGTCTCAGACTGAAGTTTTTGCTGTTCAGCGCTCGGACCTTTTTCAGATTGAGCTTTCATAATCTTTGCAGCTTCTTCCAGTGTTGGCAAGTATGCGTCAACGTCCTTAACACCCAGAACACGCAGAGTATCCTCAAAAGGACGGCGCAGTTTGGCAAACAACTCGGGAACACTTGGGTCCAAGCCCATCATGGCTTGGCTAAACTGCTGTTGCGCCTGACCAATCAACTGTTGGCGGGTCAAACGGTTCTCATCGGACAAGAAACCAAGAGCCAAATCAATGTTAATCAGCTTACGGTCAATGAACTCATAGTTTTCCATTGAAATAGCGTCCATAAATGGAGCGCCTTTGCCGCAAACACCAGCCAATTGCTGAATGTTGTAGTCGTCAGAGTACTGGATCAGTGTTTTCCAGACAATGTAGATCATGTCCCGCAAGCCAATGGCGCAGTTCTTGACCATCTCGTCTTGGATCAACTGGTTTGGACCCATAGCCAATTGCAGCTTAAAGCCAGAGTTGCCGTCCTTCATTACTTCAGGATTCAGCACATCAGTAGGGCTTGTCATGCCGATCATTGCCATCTTGTCGGCTTCAAACCGCTGCATGGACGACTGAACGTAGGCCAAGTTGCCTTGCATTGGGGCAAATTCGTAGATGTGTTTGGCAGGGTCAAACTTACGGTCCAAGATGAACATGGCAGATACGCCACGTTGGATCTCTTCCGCATCCATGAACTCTGGGTTTACACCGATACGAGGAGTCGAGGATTGCATGGCAAAAGCCATCTCAGCACGAGCAATCGATGTGGCGTATTCCTGCATTGGCACTAAGCGCTCTGCAAGTGAGTAGCCAAAGAAGTTACCAGTGATGGGTTTGGGGCACATTGCCGCCAAAGGAATGAAGTCCACCTCTTTGACGTACAGAACATACGAGCCAGAGAAGCAAACCTCAACGATTTCCTCTTCACCGTCACCGTCAACGTCTTTGCGAATCCATGCTGTGGTCAACATGATGACTCGGCTGTACCTGTCAGCACCAGCAGAAGCAATTACGCCTTGGCCGGGAACAGGAGTGGAATCACGAGCATGCAAAGCAAGATCGTTTTCCAATGCACCTGCTTGGTAAGCACCAGCAGGGCCATAAGCAGCGTGGTCAGCCAGCTTTTCGAGATCAACATAAGGGAATTGAGCCTTGCATTCATGGATAGTCATTGGATCGTAGAAACCTACGAAATCTTGGTCCTGAATGCCTGGAATTGTGGGGTTGCAGACAAAGTAGTGTTGGGCAACGTGCTTGATACGGACAGATGTGGAGAAACCCGTCATCTTGTACTTGGCACGGTAGACCGTATTGGCTGCAATAGCCTCATTGACCTCTTCCTGGACTGTGCCTTGGTCGTCATCAGGATTCATCATCTCCTGCATCACGCCTTCAAGGTCAACGTCAATCTTACGCATGTTCTGGCGTTTGACTGTCAGACCTTTCTCAGCAGCCATAGTCTCAAAAACTCGCAACTGGTCCCTTGTCCCCTCAACCTCTTTGTATTGGGTAATGGGTTCACGCACTGGTGACACCATCACGATACCGTTCTTGTGCAGCAACGAATCTTGTGCCCAATCACGGATACAAGCATAAGAATCGTTCTTTGAGTTGATCATGTACTTGACCATCTCAGTAGCTTGGTTAGCCTGGGCGCTGTCCATCTCACTGAACCGCTCAAACTCAAAGTTAACCTTGCCATTAGGCATCAGGCACTTGGTGATGATGGCTGTAGCGTAATCAACACCGGGGGTTACTACAGGGTGGATGTAGTCAATGCCACGGATTGGCTCGGTGGAGTTGCTAACAGCAATGTTCAGGTAGTGATAGTCAGACAGGCGGTTGAATGTGTTCTTGGCTTGCGTCAATCGCAAGTAGTCCACCATCTTCAAGTACACCTCATGTGCAACTTGGAATACGATTCCTTTGTTGCCAGCAGGTGCTTCGATGTACTCAACGATAATATTTTGTTTATCTAACATGACTATATCCTTTGAACTTTTCCTTCAGGAACTTCAATGCGCCTGAATTGAAAAGTATTTGCCCTGCTTACAACAGATTCCCCGTGGCCTTGAATTAACGCCAATATACCGATACGGGCAGAGTCAATGTGATCGTCTGGATCACTGAACCTACCAGCGTCATCAATAGCGTAGTTTCTAGCCTCATCAAGGAAATCAACACACGACTCATTGATCATCAATGTGCCACGTTCCATTCCCATCCGCATTATATTGATTCCATACGACTTATGGTTCGTTACCTTGCCTTGGTCATTCACTGGGTTCAATATAGCACCAGGAATGCAGTTTAGGCCATAGTTATCCTCAAACACCTCACGAACCGACTGTTCCGTCAGCGTATACCGACCAGCTTGGGTGGCATCGTGTGGCAGCGCAATTGGGATACCCTTGGATTCCCTGTCCATCAAATAATGGACGTATTCATCCGGCGTTTCCCCTTGAGGAATCTTAATCTGTCGGTGCAGGTAGATGATTTCTTCCACAGGATTGCGAAAAAAGAAGCTGATCACGGTAGGGTCGTTACGGATACCCAAGTCGAACGAAATCAATCGCTCCATCTTAGGATCGGTCTTCAGTTCAACGTCAGTAGACTTGTATGTCGGCCAATCAAGGATTGGGAACACCACACCTTTTCCGACCAACGGAATACCTTTGATACGGCAGTCACGCTCCCAAGGCATAAAGTCTCGGGACAACTGGTCACGCTCTTCTTG